TTTATCCTTTCAGTGTAAAGTTTGATTAGTTAGATCAGTAATTCCAAATATTTGAAACATTTTTTGTATATTTGGTGGTAAAGTGGTTTGTGATGCATCAAATTCTTCTGGTACTAAAATTGTTTTAAGTTCACCATCGCAATTCACAACGAAAATAAAATCATTTTCAGAAAGATGTGTTAAGAAATCCTCATCCTCAATGTCAATATCATTATCTGCATGTTTCATTATATTGCCTTTTTAATTTGTTGTAATACTGTTTTGACTTTTTTTCTAATTGTTTTACGACCGGATCAGACTTCTTAAAGTAACTTGTATAATAATTATACACATTTGTATCTTGAAAAGAGACAACTTTAGGTAAAAAATAGGCCATATGTGCTGCTGCACTAAAACTGTATGCATCTATTTCATCTGGTATACCCAAATACTCTTGATTTTCTTTTATTTTGGGATCCATAATTTTACTTTTATACTCTTTACCTGGATTAAAATTTCTTTTCCTAGATTGATGCATATGAACGAATTCATGCCCTAACACACTAATTAGATCAAACATTATTGAGTTCCACACAGATCTATTAAGATCATAATCGCTAATTTCATAACTTGTTCGTATCTTTGGTAGCATTATTTCTAATTCTATACAAGGCAATCCAGCTAAGTCATAACTTGCATAGTAACATCCTGTAATATCATATTGGAGTTCTTCTAGACTTATGGTATATACAGGATTAATAGAGCATTCAGTAAATGGTATTTCTTTTCTTATATGATTAATTAATTGTTGACTTGTAATTTCTTGAAATTCTAATCTGTCGTAAAGTGTTTTTAGATTATATTTTAGATTAAAGTAATTCATTTTACTTAAACATTATTAAAGCCATTAGTACTGCTTGTGTGATAAATCCAGCACCAATAGTAATAATATTTAATCTATCGCGTAAAATAATTGCTCTTGCAAATAGTAAAGTTAATGCGCTCCAAATAAACAAAATTATTTCTAGATCGGGCATTTTGTCACTTAACCCACTAATAATAGCAATAAGATTAGGCAAGGTTGCACAATGAAGAATAATAGCTGTAGTCCAATTTAATGTATCTGCAGTAATCTTTCTAACATGAACCTGTAAAAAATTTAAAACATTTTCTGCAATAGCCTTGAAATTAATTTTCATTTTTATCCTTTGTAAAAAATATGTCTGCCGATTTTCATAATTCTTTCTTTACGCCATCCTGGTGCTACATAATCTGCGTGAAAGAATAAACTATTTGTAAGGGCACTTAATTTGAAATTTTCTAAATAAACCTTTTTAGCTACCTGCATACTTTCTATATATTGTGGACTTTGAGTATTTAAGATTCTTCTTTTATTCTCGCATACCCAACTGAATTGGCAAACCATTCTACCGCTAATTAACCCTTTGGCATAAACAACTTCACAAACCGATTTACCGAATCTACCATCGTTTAATCTATTTAAAGTAACTTGAGCTACTGCTACTTTTCCTTCAAAACTTTGGTTTCCTGCTTCATAGTATATATTTGTAGCTAAACATTCTAAGTCTTTAATCTTTGCATCAAAAGTTGGAATAAAAGAACTATTTTTTGTTTGGACTTTATGTAATTCAGCTTGTTTGTAGTCATAATAAATTTTACCAACATAACAAATCCCAAATAAAGAAACAGTTACAACAATGCATTTAATTAAGAATGCCAAGGAACTTTCTATATATTTTTTTTCCAATATACTTCCCTCCTTTGTGCTATTATAACACAAATAAATTGCAGTTACAATATTTTTTGACTATTAAAGATTAATTTTGACGCCTGATAGGCCCAGTAATTGATTATTTTTGGCCTGGGCCAAAATTGCTTTAATTAAATCGCCACCAGTATTATTTTGACTCATTCCATACAATAAAGCATCTGTACCTATGTTGGAACTGTCAGCACCATAAAATGGCAATAATGTAACAAAATCAAATATAATTTCATTACTATTGACATTATTTAGTTGTAATTGTTGTGCAGTAATATTGGAAAAATTTGCTTTACTATAATTTGTAGTTTCGAAATATATTTGTTGACATACAAAATCATAATTGTCATTTATTAACCTTACAATATAACTAATATTATCATTCTTATCATTTACAATTGTGTTTAATAGATTATAATATTGTGTTTTATACTGCTCACAAAGATTACTAAAATAATTAGGGTTATTTTGTGCAAAACTTTGTTCTTGACTGTCTATAGTTATACCAGCATTAGTTCTACTAATTAACTCCAATAAGGATCTTATTTGAGGGCCATAGCTAGTAGCATATAGTGCTGCAATGCCATTATTAACTTTTTCCATAGGTTCTAATAAGTAGCCTGATGCTGCACCTATTACATTTAGTACAGTTATAGTCTGATTGTCTGCATTTTGTGGCAAGTAACTTCTCAAACTATCTATAATGTCCTGATTTAATAGACTAGAGGTTGAACTAATAGAGGATATCTGATCTACACCGTCTGTTCTTAAATTTTCTAACATAGATGCAAATGTGGCACCAATTACAAAAACTAGGTTAGGTGCTATTTCATAAATCTTTTTACCTAAATCTTGCATTCTAGTAAATTGGCCATCATTGGGAATCCCACTAGCTTTGCCTATATCGGTATAATCCATTGGACTTGTAATTCTTGGTACTGTAGTTTCTAACACTGATTGTATCACAATTAAATCTGCTGCATTTGTTATCTTAGATAGTGTAGAAGCAATTCTAGAGGTATAATTTACATTATATAAATTATTTAAATCAACTCCCTGTGCTGTTAACTCTGTAGCAAAATTATTTACAAAGCCTAGCCCATTGTCCAACATAGTCTGTGCCACTGCATTAGGGGTACCGAATTGTCCAGTTGGGACAGCGGCAATTAGTTTACCAATGTTTTTAATTGCCAGCATTGCCGATTTGCTATTTTTTATTACATTAAAATTTCCTGTTATAAGGTCTGTATAATTATTAGATCCATAATAGGCAAAATTAGTATTTTCTGCTTGGTTTAAAGATTCAATGTATTCATTCGAAGTTGTTACCCAAGTTATAGCCTGATTAAAATTATTAATAAAATAGAATAAGTCAAAAACTTGATTATTGCTTAACCCTCCACCGCCTGTTAGTCTAGAAATAGAAAGGTCTATATAATAAACCAAACTACCTTGTAGAGGAATAGGCAATTGGCCATATTTACTAGGCAAAACACCAGTAATTGCTGGAATTGCACTATTTGCTCCAAATATGGTTTTAGTGGGATCTTGCCAATATTGACCAAAATATCCGGATAAGTATGGTTTATAAGGTTCTGTTGTAGGTACTAATGGGTCTCCAACTGGTAAATAGTCACCATTGTTCAATTGTTCTGCTACAATTCTGCCTTGACTGCTTAATGAACCAGCATATACTCCACTATTTGCTCTTATTTCTAAAACGCCGCCATAGGTCCCTGTATCACCAAACCAGTTATAACCATTGCCATTATTAGTGTACATGATGCTGATCTTTAATTTTTAAATTAAAAACTTGGACCAGAATCTTGGGGTAACCCCAATGACCCTTTATAAACAATTTTACCATATACTGCAAAAGTTCCTTCAGCTATTTCTGCTTTTTTTCCCACTTGCACTAATTCATATCTTAGGTCTTCGTCGGGACCACAGTCTTGAGCAACTCGTTGTACAAATATTTGATCGCCAATGATAATAAAATTTGTGCCTGTAATACCTGTTGAAGGCAAATTAAGTGTTGGGTATGAAGTAGGGCGGGCGCCTTGATATCCGCTAGGTGAATCTAGTCGCCCGTCGTTCCAGCCGTCCCAAACTCCGTAATAGTTATACTGTTCATTTACATTAGCAGGATAAATCTGTTTACTGTCAGTAAATCTTTGCATTTCTGTTAAAAAATCTGGATTTACAAATAATGAAACATCAGTGCCAGTTCTTAAAATATCAGCTAAGGCTAATTGTAATGGACTTAGCCCTTGAGTGCTTTGCGGAGTACCACCTAAATAATATTCTGGAATGCCTTGTGCCATTTTTTATTTATAACCAGCTTGTGAGAGTGCTTGATTGAACATGTCAAATGCTATTTTTTGTGTCAATTGTTCAGCAAAGCTTGGCTTAGTAATTCCTTCAGGTCCACCTAATGCTGCACCAGCTATTGCCATTGCTAGTCCCAACATACCACCGTCTGACACAAATACATCTGGACTAGCTGTCTCTACTTTATGTTTACACCATCCTATTCCAGATTTTGTTAAAGGCGGCTTTCCGTTAAACAATACACCTACAGGAACATCACCTATAGCACCACCGCAATGAGTTGGTGGACATTTTTTGGCTCCACAACAAGGATGTGAAGAATAAACTGCACCTACTAAAGCTGCAGGTCTTCCATTTACATAGATGCCAGATGCTATTGGGGGCCCAATTACACCACCAGGCCCAAATATATCACCTATTCTTACCACACCACCAGGCATAACGCTCCTTATACTACAATAGACCCTTTACTAACTGTCTTTATACCTGTTACTGTACTTAAATAATGATTTTCCATTTCTTTAATGACAGGGGCAAACATAAGCACATGGTCTTTGCGAAGTTCAATATCAATAGTATTTATATCCCCACAAAATAGACTTTGCATAAGACCTATACCTTGAGCACTAGGCATTACTGTGCAAGGTTTGCTTACTGTAAATTTAAGATCGTCTACAGAAACTAATTTTGCCACTACCTCGTCACCATTTACAAGTTTGAAACAAAGAATGTCACCATCCGAAATTTTTTGTTTATTGATTAGCATGTTTTTTCCTTTAATTGAGTTTTATTAAATTAATTATTCTTCTAGCCGTGCTTTTAATTGGCTTTCAGTTAGTTTGGTTAGCCCAGTATATCCACCATCTACAAATAATTTACCATCTTTATAAAGTTGTGGTACTGTGCGATGCCCCTGACTTAATACAAATTCTTTTGCTTCAGCATCTTCATCTATTCTTACTTCTACAAAATTTATACCTTTATTCTTTAAAAAAGTTTTTGCATTTACGCAAAAAGGGCAATTTGCCTTACTATATACTGTAATCATCGAATTCCTTTCTTATCTAATTTTTAAAGAGAAAACCCTTTAAATGTATCATTAGCCACATCTCTAACTACACCGCCAATGATATATGAACTTAATTCTACCTCTTGTGGTGCTACTTGTACTTCTGCTCCAGCTATCCATTTCGCAGTCCAAGGCAAAGGATTGCTGCCAGGTTTAATACCACAATTAAGTCCAATAGCAGTCATTCTTTTACAAGTAAGCCAATCCACATAGTCACACAGCAATTGTGTGTTTAAACCTATCATACTGCCATCTTTGAAAAGATAGGTTGCCCATTCTTTTTCCTGTTTTGCTGCATCTAGAAACATTTTCTCAACTTGTTGTTTTGTTTCTTCTTTTATTTTAGCAAAATCTGTATCATCTTGTGGTAATAATTTTAAAATTGTCTGTGTAAACCCTAAATGTACATTTTCATCTCTTGCAATAAATTTAATTGTTTTAGCATTGCCTTCCATTTTCTTTAATTCTGCAAATGCCCAACTACAGGCAAAACTTACATAAAAACGAATACCTTCTAGTGCATTAACACTATTGATAGCTAGCCAAAGTTTTTTCTTTAATTCATAAAGATTTACTTCAATTTCCTTACCATTTACTGTATGTTT